TCGTCTACTGTGTTGTCAGTAGTCTTACTGTATGCTTCTAGTAGTTTGACTACAAGCTCTTTTACTGACTTGCTGCCCAAAAACTTGAACAGTATTGGTTTAATTAGTGCAATCATTAGAATGATGGTGTTGTTAGATCTGCTGTGTCTTCAGCTTTTTTAATAAAGCGTCCATGTTCATCACGCTTTGCTTTTGTTTTTTTCTTTTTTGGTTTCTTTATAGCTTCAACTTGTGCAGCTATTTGATCTGATAGTGTGCTCATTTTTAAAAAGGCCAGCCCCTTTTTTCAGGTTTAGGACTGGGTGGTAGTAAGGATTGAATGGGAACGATGTCGTGACACATGTGTTCAACACGGCTTCCCGGTCTCAGGGTAAACCCCTTTGACTGTAGTTCTGCACATTTCAGTGCACGAACAAGCTCGTAATCGAGCCTGAGTTTTTCTTCTTGTCTCTTTGCTATTTCTTTACATTGTTTATAGCCACTTTTATCTAGCGGAACCATAAAGTTAACTTGGAACCCCCAGTTTTCGTTTAGCTGATAACTAGATGGGTGTAGTCCTTCCATATCTTCTTTCTCAGACCACGGCTTTGCGTGGTTGCCCATGTAAAATGGCGAGAACGTCATCGTGCTGCCATTACAAGCCACTCCCGGAGCATATTGCTGCCGAGAGGCTGCACCATTATTTTGGAACTGTACAGCCTGATTTGTAACGTTACCTGTAGCTGCTGCTACGGGGTTGGAGGTGTTATTAACTTCTGGTTCGTCTGCTAAAACAGGTGTTATTGTGAGAAGACAGAGAGCGAGGTAGTGGTAGTATTTATAGTCCAATCTGTTGTTGCGTCTATTTGCTCTACTAAGCCTGCTGCTCTTGATGTTATTTCTAGTGTCCAGTCTGCTGCTGTATCTGTTACAGAGAATGTTGTAGCTGCGTCTGCAATATCTCCGGAAGGAGTTACATTTGATCCTGACCAGCTCTTGACCTCTGATCCAAATACTTGCGTCTGCTTGACTTCTTGAACTGTTTGAGTGGTTGTTGTCGTTGAGTTCATACTGCCCTGTGTAAACTGGGGAGTAACTGTGTTTGCTCTCGCTACTGCGGGTGATAACAGGGCTAAGAGTATTATCCATTTCTTCATTGTTTTAGTTTATCTTCTTTGGACTTTTTATTACCTGTAGATAGGCCAAAAGTGGCAAGTGCCCCCGTAAAGATCGAAGCCACGAACGTGATGTCCGATGATGCTCCTAAAGGTTTTCGGATCATAGGCAGCTCAACATAGTTAAGAGTAATAATAAAACCAGACCAGATGACTACACCTAGGCGTACCATAGCACCTAGTATCTGCATCTGTTCTTCGTGGTCATCTACATTCTCTTTTATTTTTGTGAGGATGTTTTTCTTTTCTGTTGGTTTTGCTTCCATTTATCTACTTTTCCTTGTATTGTCTTTTGTAGTTTTTTCTTAATTGTATTAAAAAAAGGCTGTGCAAAAGTTGTTACTGCAACCGCACTCACAGCTGCATAGGTCGCAGCCATGACTACCTCAGTTGTAGGAAGCGGTACTTCTACATTAAAGTAGGGCACTTCTAACTTAGGTACAGTTGGTTGCTCAGTTTTTTCTGTTGTTTTAGATTTAGTTTCTTTAGGTTTACGTAAATCACTAGGAGGTACAACTAAAGGTTTGTAGGATGGAATGTCTGCTGTAGGTAAGTCTAGAGCTGGTGTTGGATATTGTTGGGCCGGTGGTAAGGCTAGGGTGGGAAGATGGATCGCTTCGCCTGTCATACTTAATTATTTTTAAACATTAGATCTAGAAACTTCGTAAATAGTTACCGTTGAATCTCCCATGCCTATTAGTGTTAAAACATCACCATTACCATCTGAAGTAAAATTACCAGCTAACCTTATAGATGAGCTATCAGTTACACCAGAACCACTACTAGCAAAACGTAGTTTTACTGTTCTTCCAGCCCAGAGTCCATCTATAGTTCCAATAGTATTAGTGCCAGTTATATTAAAAATTTCTCCGTCAGGAGGTAGCGTTATGGTTGAAGCTGAGGCAATACTACTTACTCCAGATCCAGTATCTTTATTACCATAATGATTATGTCTGAAAAAATTTCTACCAGAACCAGAGTTAGTTATAGGAGCAACAGTCTCAGCAATAATAGTATTACCAGTAATTACATTTCTGTGTCCTGTTGAATTAACTTCTACTCCAATGTCCATACTACCTCCACCAATAATTTGATTATTTTGTATCTGAACAATTTGTGTAGCAGTCCCATCTTCTGCATTTGATATTTGTATTCCTGATGATGGGTTTGTAACTTTTCCAGAATCAATTACTGTATTGTCAGTAACTAACTGGTAACTTGCTTCAATTAAAATACCTTGAATACCAGAATCATTTATTACGTTACCGTCAATAGTGTTATATGCTCCAGCCGTTCCTACAACAAATATACCTCTTGACATACCTTGAATTGCATTATTACCAGCGACACATCTCGTAGTATCATTGGAAAATCTTACTCCTCCATATCCAGTGGGCTGTCCACTCGAATCTACATGACCGCTTGAGCTTGTATGCCTAACGCTGTTACCAGTAACAGTTACATTGTTTTGTTGACTAACATTAATGCCAGAAGCTCCCGGATTTTTAATACTGTTACCAACAATTTGAATATCATTACCTTGAGGGGAAGTATTGTCAGTATTTGTGAGGGAGATACCATGATTGTCACAGTTTATAATATTGTTATTAACAATTTGTCCATAAGAACACTGTCTAATAATCATACCGTCACCCTTAGAATCAACAATACGACAATTAGAAACTAAAAAATCTTCAGTTTTCCATAAATTCATTATCTGACCAGCAGATACATTTGCTTTATTTCCACTAAATCCTAGGTCTGTAATACAAATTTTACTATTAACTCCACTCCCATCGTTTATAAGAGTTATATCTGTACCAGCTTTTGTTTTTAAAACTGAATCATATCTATTTGCTCCAACAAGTGTGTTATTGCTACGGATTCCTAATTCGGTACCAATTATATATGTGCCTTTTGGAAAGAAAATAATTCCACCACTTGAGACAGAATCAATAGCAGCTTGTATAGCAACAGCATCGTCTGTACTTCCATCACCTTTAGCTCCGAAGTCTTTAACTGATACTACGTCTTGTAATTTACTATCTATACTCCTAACTGTTGCACCTGTACCAGACGGTGTAAAAGCAGTCAGATCTGCTTGTACTTTTGTTAATGTCATTTTTATTCCTCAGTTGCCCAAGGTGTACCAACTGCTGTTGTAGGAGTCTTTTGTTCATTTACCTGTGCATCTAAAGCCGCTTCTATTTGTGCAACTGAAGGGCCTTTACCATCTGTTGACAAAGCACCTATCTTTGCTTTGACCCATCCTATTACCTGAGTTTCTGTTAAATCTTTATAAGGTATAAGAGTTTCAGGTTTTTCTAAATTTACTTCACCAGTTGCTCTTGCGTTGTAAGTACCATCGGTAGCAATTACACGATAGATAACTTTGTTTACATAGCCATCCGCAGTTTCACGAACGCATGTATTTACTTGCCAAGTTTTTGTAATTGTCATTTGTATTTAGTTTATTTCTGTAAGATTAAATTTGTATTTTTTACCGTTTACACGATTGATTAGGAATAAGTCGTCAGATCCTTCTTGTAAAGTCCAAGATCCTTTTGTACCATCTACTTCATTAGGACTATTGCTTAGGTTAGACATGTTAATATCACCTGTATTTAAAGCAACAGAATGTAAAGTTGTAAATCGTTTTGTAGATGAACCTAATGCAACATCATCATCAGTATTAGGTAAAATATTACCTGTAGTTGTAACATCTCCATTACTAGCATCTACATGAAATCTATTAACACCCGGTGAAGAACTTATATTTCTAATAGTAAAAAGACCGTTACGATTTTGAAGTATAAAATCAGGATCCGCATTAGTATCTTCAAAAATTAATCCCGGTTGTCCATCACTAATTGTCATAGCTGTTGCTGTAACACTTCCGGTCACCGTAATTCCATTGGAAGTTGTAGCTAATTTCTCCGTTCCATCATATGACAATGAAACTTTATCATCATCTATCAATAGTTGGGTAATTTGAGCTGTATATGGAGATGCAGCTCCTGCTCCAGTGTGGATGTTAAATTTAATAAAGTTGTTTGCGGTAGTATTAGATTGAGAAGCATTTATTGAATGATATCTAGCAGCAGAGTCTAATCTAGCAAATCTAATTACTTCACCTTCAACATTTATATTTGAATGTTTAATATGTAAAGCTGGATCAGAACCAGTTCTACCACTAATTAACGCTCCAGTGTCGGTTGTTTCTAGCCTCTTAATATTATTGTAGTACAGTTCCGCCTGCTGGTTAGGAACTATCACTATACCTTTTGCTCCCGATGTAGGTTCTAATTTTATATTACCAGTACTATTAGATATAATTGAATGTGTTCCGTCATGATAGATTTTTAAATCTTGCGAACCTCCTAGTTGTAACTTGCTGTTGGTTGGTAAATTCAAGCCATCGGCAGATGTTTCTACCTTTTTGACATTATCGTAGTACAGTTCCGCAGCACCATTGGCTG